AGAGATACTGAGCATCTCTCATGTCACGGACTACGCCGCGAAACTTATAAGCGTAATAAGGAGTATCAGGAGTACAATAACCGAGCACAGGCACATAAGGATATCTGTCCAGCCCGTAGGGATTAGGTTCATCTATTAGCGTCTTGTCGTTGATGATGATACTGCGCCGTACTGTCGGCCTTGTCTTCTTGATAACTTTAAGTCTTCCCTTAAAATTATTCAGAATAATGCGCAAATCTTCTTCATCACCTCTGAACTCTTGGCACTCTTCTGTTTCTGTATCAATGAGATACTCACATTCACGAGTGTCTAGATACCAATATTCATCAAATGCAATCACATTGGGAAACTGTATCTGATAGACTTCGGGCATGTAATAGAACTTGTCATCGCGATATGTGCCCTTAGGCAAATTCATGATGTCTCTTTCAAACTTGGGATAGATCTTGCATGCTTCTTCTCGATCAAAGAACTGGCGAGTCCAGAAGAAGCGACAGTCTGATAGGTCATGTTTGCGGAAGAAGGGATCGACTAAGACTGATTTGAAGTCAACATAACGCAGTTTGATATCACCGGAGATAGGATCGTTAGTCATATCCTTATAGATGGATATGAACCCTATCCCCTGGGTAAGAGCGCCTTGTTCAAAGGCATCAGAGTAGATTTGATAGGCACCAGACTGATTATGAATGTGATATAGGCACTTTGTGAGCTGATCTGCTGTTTTCTGCATGCCATCTTTGATGGGAATAACGATAGATGACTTACGATTCTGTCTTTGTGAGCCCGATATTGCCTGAATGATGGGATTGATGATGTTGAAGTTGAAGATCTTTCTTCGGTAGGTAGCAACTCCAGGGAAGATTAATCCCCATATGTCTTGGTCACCTAAACAAAAACGTTGATCTAAGTCAGCTTGATACCATTGAGTCTGCAAGATGTTGATGCAGTCTGAGTAATGCCGATTCATCTTCTGACGGATCGACATGTCTATCTCTGTATCAGGCCAAAAGATTGGGTCTGAGTTCTTCATGCTGAGTCTTGGTTAAAAACTCAAGCTAATGTAGAGATTTTTTTACTGCAAGATGCTTGATGGTAAATACTTTGAATGGTATGGAAAGGAAAACTTCTAACTTCGGCTGAGATTCCCAATCTAAAGAGTTAGATGTCAACAGAGAGGTTTATTGTCTTTAAATGAATTATCTGAACCACTGCTCTTTATTTCTCGCTCCAAGTACCAGGCTGCCTTCTTCAGATCTATGATTCTTAAATCTTTCTTGCCAGCTCTTAGCACATACTTAATGACATTGCCAAGATTGAAGTTGAGCTGGAAACTTTCGATCACGTCAATAGCTTCAATCTTGTCAGACTGGTAGTGTTCGGGATTATTAACCTTCTCCTTCGTCACAGTCATCCTCATCACAGTATTGTGATTTCTTTTGCGCTTCGATTTTATAAGATAGAATGTCGATCTTTTTCCCTAATCGAGAAACTTCACGGTAATTAGAACAGAATACCTCAAGAAGTTTGACCAGGCCATAAAGCATTTGAGACAAATCTTCTCCCTTTTCTTTCTGGGATTGTTGCCAGATTTTTAATAGTTCTTCCATTTCATGAAAACAATCGTTCATATTTCTTCCTCTGGTAACTCAAGTTCACACCAAATATCTGAATCAGACACAGGAGATCTAGAATAAGGCCGAGGATCTTCCTCGCATTCTCTCTCCCAATATTCTGGATTAAATTTCTTGTCATCTTGATATGGATTATAAACAACAAGATGGCCTTTAAAATAGTATCCTCCAGAAGTTCGACGTATTGCATAAAAAACACGTTGCCCATGTCTAGGCTTCTGTGTCTCCATCTTCTTCCAATTCATCATCGCTATCCAATTTTTCGCATAGTTCCCAGATCATTTCCATATTCTTCTTCATCGTTTCTTTTGAATCTGTGTACCGACACACTGCGATACCTGAAACGAACGTTGCCATGTCTGCACCGTGCTTGTTGATGAATTTGCCCATGTCTTGTAGAGCTTCGGCAAAATCCTTCTGGCATTCTTCTTCTGTCAATGGCGGTTTTTTCATCTATCCCCAAAAAGACTTAAGTGCTTTGTAATCGCTGTCCGATGACTTGCTATTACCTTGAACTTTGGAAAGACCAGAGGCTAGGTATCGAATAGCGTCCGCATAGTGGCTAGACCAATCATGGATTGGTTTGTTGGCATATGCTTTCCGCACATCATCCCATTCACGATGATAATGATCAAGAGATTTTAGAAGACCTTGGCACTTGTTGTCGTTTATTGTCACACGTGATTCTAGCATAGCCTGAGTTGCCGTGATGCCATCTGATAGAGGAAGTTTGGGGACTGTGGTCACTGAGACGCCGAGGTCTTCAAGGATCTCTTTACGTGTGGCACCAGTGGATAGGCCGTCTATTTGTTCGACGTCGTGAGGGAAGAGATGAGTGCCGTACTTGTATTTCTTTTCATCTAGGATGCGCTTCCATCCTTCTAGTGTTGTCTTTGTGTTCTCTTCACAGTCAATGATCTTGATTTGGTCGTCTACTAGCTGAAAGAAGATAACGGCAGTGGCATCATTCCAACCCAGATCCCAGGCTGTGTGAACGAGCTTATATGGATCGTACTCTAGTTTGCAGATCTTGCCTCTGTCGTTGATGCGTTGGAGTATTTGACTATAGAAAGAGCCTTCGACGCCACGATCGAATGAGCAGTAGTACTCTTGGAGTGCTAATTCCTCGCTCATTCCTTCCTTCATCTCTTGAATAACGTCTTCTTTAGTTAGCACCCCAGTATCTTCAATGCCAAGTTTCTGACGAAACCATTCCGGATTTCTCTCAGCAGCACGATAGAGATCATAGAAATGGTTGCGACCCCTGGGTGTCGATATGAAAATTGCCGTTCCTTTGTTGACCTTAAGAATCGGACGAATGTAATCCCATGCCGCGGGATCTTGTAAGGCATACTCGCTAAAGACCACAATTCTGGGGTTCGTTCCCATGAGAGAGTCGATATTGTCCGACCCGATAAGTTGGAGCAAAGAGCCATTGGTTAAACGTACCTTCATTTCTTGGTTGTTTTTCTGTGCGATGATGTCTTTGGGAATACATTCAATGAGTCGTCTGCCGTCATTGTCGATAGAGTCCCAGATTACCTTCTTAGCTTGAGCGTAGGAAGGCATGATATAGAAGCATGTTTGTGTTGAAATGTAAAGCTGCTGTACACACCAATTAAGGATTGTGTAGTCTTTTCCAGAACGACGATGCCATGTTAGAACTATGCGCTTTTTGCCTTGTTCTAATGCCCTTAAAACTGGAATCTGGTAGTCTCTGGGCTGAAATGAAAGAAGATATGGAGCTTCACTCATTGATCACTTGTGAAGCTTCTTTAGAGTTTCAGCAAATCTAGCTCTCTGTCCTATTTTGCCACCCTTTTTAGCAGCTGCATGTAGTTTTTTAGCTGGGATCTTCTCGCCCTGCTTCACATGAAGTTCTTTGTGTAGGGCTCCAGGATGTTTTATCGCTTTCTGTATGAATTTCTCAGCCATCTTTGCTTTCCTTATTTGAAACCGGTGTTAGGGACACCGGAAACCCTTACCTAAACAAAAAGGACACTTCTATTTCTTGTGCTTTTTCTTCATCATTTTCTTGCCTGCGGCGACAAGCTTATCCCGCTTCTTGTCAGCAGTCTCAAGGCTCTTAAGCTCTTTCTCTTCATGCTTTAAGCCCTTTTCAATCTTTCGGATCTTCTTGTCCATACTTAGCCTCGTAGTGAGAGAGTTTTGCTTTCATTTCTTCAAGTTCTTTCTGTGTGATGGCGTTGCTATAATCCACTACGCGATAGACAGCAGCATGTTGCTCTGTTGTTTTAGCATTATCGCTTTGTTCGCAGAAGTTTTTACCAACCCATATTAACATCATATTATCGCCAGATATTGCTTTATCAAATTGTTTCTCTTTGATAAGGCTAATACCATTTTGTTTCATTTCTTGGGAGAATTGGGAGTAAGGTTTTCCGTATTTTGCTTCCACTCTATCATAAAGAGTTTCGTGATGAACTCCTATATTGGCAGCGATTTGAGTACCAGTACAATGAGAGCGAGCTAACTTTTCAACATATTCCCAATCAATCTCAGTTTTGGGCCTACCAGTAGTCAAAGGAGGTTTGTTTTTAGCCATATACACACCATTTTTCTGAAAAGTAGCATACAAGATTTTTGTTGTCACGAAAAGCAACAGAGTTCGTTAAATTTCGTTCTTGAACAATATAACTTTTGAGAGTATATCTTTAGCCCTGAACTCTTTTAAGTATCCATATGAATGTATATCAACTAGACCTTT